GAGATGGAGGAATGATATGAAGCCGAAAATTGCATCACTGAGCAACGGGTATTTAATCCTCTGTTTTGAGGATAACGGGGCGACCTGCGGGGCCGATGTGGTCACCCAGGCATTCGCCGAATCAGTGGTGAAGCAGATACGGGTTCCTTTAGCTGCCGCACCAGAAACCACCACCACTACAACCACCAAGAAGAAGACCAAAAAGAAGAAGGCTGCGGCTGAATGACAACAGTCATTGAGAAACAACTGAAGCTGGCGAGGGATGTACAGGATTTAATCCGTGCGTCACAGCCGCCCCACTCGTTCTTCAATGTAACGAGCCCCCAGCCCCGCAAGTACAAGGAGTTCTTGGGCCAGTACACCGGATGGGTTTACTCCTGTGCCAGCAAGAACGCTGCATCAGTGGCTTCGGTTCCCCTTCGCCTTTACGCTGCGGTCGGCTCTGGTGGCCTACGGGCCAAGGTTCAGTCCCGACGGGTCAGTAAGGCGGTAAAGGACCACCTGCACAGTAAGTCTCACCTTGGGCCGATTATGGGTGGTGCGGCTCATGTGGAGGAGATCACTTCTCATCCGTTCCTTGAGTTAATTCGGCAGGTCAACCCGGTGGACAACGGATTTGAGGTGTTGGAACTTATGACACTTAGCCTGGAGTTGACGGGCAACTGCTACTGGTTCATCCTGAAAGACCCGGGTACAGGTATCCCCCTAGAGATATGGCCCCTTGAGTCGCACCTGATGAATATCAGGAAGTCTCCCGCCGGGTACATTGACCATTACGAGTACGGAGCACAGAAGCCGCACAAGGAGTTTCCGATTGAGGAAATTATCCACTTCAAGTACCCCAACCCCCTGGACCGATACTACGGCATGGGGCCGCTGGAGGCTTCGCAGCTTCCGGTAATCCTCAATAATCGGTTTGATATCTTTGAGAATGCGATGTTGGAGAACGGGGCGGTAATTCCCTTTTTCCTGAGTACCGAGCAGCAGCTTAACAAGGAGGCCCAATCCCGACTGAGGCAAGCCATTGACGCTGTGCATCGTGGATTTAAGCGTGCCGGGAAGTGGGGGTTGGCCTGGGGCGGATTGAAACCGCACTCGATTGGCTCACGCCCCAAGGATGTGAACTACAAGGAAGGCCACAGCTTGACCAAGGAGAAGATCGCTGCGGCGTTTGGCGTTCCTCTCTCGCTGGTCACAACCGAGGATGTGAACCTGGCCAACGCCAAGTCCGGGATTGAGATGTATATGCGGTTTAGCATCCTGCCCCGCCTCAAGCGGATTGAGCAGGTTCTTAACCAAGATTTAATGCCGCTGTATGACGAGAAACTCTTTGTTTCGTTCGATAACCCTGTCCCGCAGGACAAGGAGTTCGACCTTAAGGAAGCAAGCGAACGATTGGATAATCAATCGCTCACGGTGAACGAGTACCGTGAGCGGATGGGCGAAGACCCGGTTCCGTGGGGTGAGGAGCCCATCGTCACCAGCCAGCAGCACCCGTTCAGCCAGTGGGAATACTGGCGGCTTAAGGACACGAGCATCGAGGAGTCTTCCGCTGAGTTGGCCCGTAAGGCCGAAGCAGACGAAGCAGCCGCCCAACAACCTGACATGGCCGACCTGGGCGAGCCCGAAGGGGTGCAGGAGGATGATGAGGGTAAGTGGTACGTTGGCAAGTCACAATCGCCCCACGCCAGCAAGACACTACAGTCGGCAGTACGCAAGTGGGTCAATACCACGGCCATTGTGACTGGCCAGAACTTGGCCTCATTGACCGTACTTGACCAAACCAGCCTGGACATATTGGTCCCATGGAACGAGGTAGAGGCCGAGGGAAGGGACTTACTCACCGACCCCATTGCCGATACATTGCACTCGGGAGCCAAGACAGGAGTACATCGCATGGCTCGTGTGGGGGTTTCGTCGGCCTGGGACATCAGCAACCCGCACGCCATCGAATGGGCCAAGAACTACGTGGGAAAGCGGATTACTCTGATTACCGACGAGACACGCTCAGCGTTGCGGCAAATAATCAATGACGGAATGCGACAGGGGAAGACGGTCAATGAACTCAAGCGGGAGATACGGTCGCAAGTTGGCCTTAATCGTCCGCAAGCCAAGGCTCTGGAGAACTTTGAGGCCAAGCTTCGGGGCCAGGGGCTCAGCCAATCGACCATCGACGCAGCCAAGCAGGAATACCGCCAGAAGTTGTTGAACGACCGGTCGGAGATGATTGCTCGGACGGAGACTGCTGCGGCCTGGGCCGAGGGGAACATTGAGTCCTACCGTGAGGCGGGGATTGCACAGAAAGAATTTTCAGCGGTGGACGATGCCTGCCCGATCTGCTCACCGCTCAACGGAAACAAGTATCACATCGGGTCTGAGGAGGTCCAGATACCGTTACACCCAAACTGCCGGTGCGATTGGTTGCCGGTCGTATCTGAGGACATTAACGATGGATAAATTACAGAACATGCGGGACAACCTTATGCACGACTGCCATGGGTATGAGGAAGAAGTCCGCAAGACTCACACAGGCACTCTGACCAAATTCCATACTGCCGAGGGGCAGCGGGAGTTTGTTGCCACTATATCCACCAACCAAGTGGACCGGGATGGCGATGTAATCGACCCGAGAGGTATTGATATTAAGAATTTCCAGGCCAACCCGGTGATTATGCTCAATCATGAGTCCTGGGAACTGCCCATCGGTCAAGCGTTGTGGGTGAGACGTTTCACCGAGAACGGAAAGTCGGGCCTTCTGGCGAAAGGAAAAATAACGGACAAGACCGAACGAGCCCGAGAGGCATTTGGTTTAATGCAGGACGGGGTACTTACGCAGACCTCCATCGGATTTGGTATCCGGCCTGGGGGAGCGAGAGAGCCCAACGACGAAGAACTCAAACGGTTTCCTGGCGTCAAGCGTATGATCGTTAAGTCGGAACTGTTTGAGTTCTCTGTGGTTGGCATACCTGCGAATACGGACGCTGTGGTACAGCAGGTCAGCAAAATGTCGAGCGTTCCCGACTGGCTTGGCGTGGAACCCGCAGCGGTGGACCTGGCCCCGGTCGCCAAGGATGTGGATATTATGGACCCCCTGTGCATCCTGGAGCCTGTATATGTCGAGGAACCCCTGGAGATCAATCGGGTTCTTACTGAGGAGGAAATCAGGAAGCAGGCTGAGAAGGAAGCCACCGAGATATACGAGGTCAACGTACTAGGTAAAGTGTAATACCGGGCAAGTGCTTACGGCCTGCTGAGTTAATTCGGACAGGGGCCTGGGGGTAACGGCGGACGGTTTGGGATATAACGGAAACCTCCTAACAAGGAGAATTAAAATGAGTGACAAAGATGTCAAGACCGTGCGAGTTGCGGTAATTGCCGAGGAAGGGTGGACTTTCAACGGCGAGACACGCAAGCACGGAACCGAGTGGGACATCAAGGAAGACCACCAGCCTCGCATCCAGAGCTTCATCGACGATGGCACCCTGGAAGTGGTTGTCCCCATGCGAGCGATTGACGCCAAGCGCCAGAGCGAAATCGCCTCGCAGGTGGTCAAGGAAGCCATGACCGAGTTCCGCAAGGAGCAGTCCAAGCAGATCAAGGTACGCGACCTTTACCAGGACGAGCCCGAGTACAAGGAAAAGGGCGGTTTTAACAGCCTGTCCGACTTCTGCGTGGAAGTCTACCAGCGGGACACCAACAAGCGACCCAGCGAGAAGTTACAGAAGTGGGAAGTTTCCGACGAGGCCAAGGCCGCAACCGGCATGGGCGAAACGGTCGGAGCGGACGGCGGCGCCTTGGTGCCGACTGCGTTCCGTGACCAGCTTCTGAGCACGGCCATAGAGGAGTCGGTGGTTTTCAGCCGGGCGACTTTCGTACCGATGGCGAGCAACGCCATCGAAATCCCCGCCGTGGACGTTACCAGCCACGCATCCAACCTGTTCGGCGGTGTGCTGGCATATTGGGGCTCGGAAGGTACGGCCCCGACAGCCACCAAGCCAGCGTTGTCCAAGGTTAAGTTGAGCCTCAACTCGCTCAAAGCCCTGGCCTACGTTACAGACGAGTTGATGGAAGACTCGGCGGTCAGTCTGGAAGGGATTCTGCCCTCGATGTTTAGCCGGGCACTCAGCTACCAGATGGACGAGAAGTTCCTGAACGGTAACGGTGCCGGGTGCCCGCTGGGTATCCAGGACGCACCCTGCACGGTCGAGGTGGCCAAGGAGTCCGGTCAGAGTGCCGCGACCATCGTTACCAACAACCTGACGAAGATGTGGAGCAGGCTGCACCCGTCATCGCAGGCCAATGCGGTATGGGTTACCAATATCGACACCTTCCCCGAACTCGCCAATCTGACGATTGCCGTCGGTTCGGGCGGTTCGGTTGTGGGTATTCTGAACAACCAGACCCTTCAGGGTCGGCCTGTGATGAATATTCTGGGCGCTCCGGTCATCTTCACCGAGAAGACGCAAACGGTCGGCACGGCTGGCGACATCATGCTGTGCGACTTCAGCCAGTATGTTATCGGCGGCAAGTCGGCCAGCGGCCAGACGATGCAGAGTTCAATCCACCTAAAGTTCGACCAGTTCGAGACTGCTTTTAGAATCAGTCAAAGAATGGACGGACAACCCTGGTGGAGGTCCGCTCTCACGCCACGCAACGGCTCCTCCAACACTCTGAGCCCGTTCGTGAAACTGGCGACCCGGGCGTAAGGCTGGGTTGGTAAACTGAAACCACAAACCTACTAGACAGGAGATTTTAATATGTCTGGACAGATTACAGGACGGTTGCAGGACAACGTCAAAGTGGTCAAGGGCCTTGCCACTGGCATTGATGATGACCTCAACAGCACTACCCCTGCTGGTGATTGGGTCGACATGAGCCAATACAGCGGCTGCCTCTTTATCTTTGAGGCGGGTGCCTTGGGCGGAAACATCACTTTCGACGTTCAGCAGGCGACCGACAATTCCGGGACCGGCAGCAAACAGGCGGTTGACGCCGTGCAGACCATCACCAACGGAACCGATGAGGATACCGTTGTGGGTGTGTACGACTTCAAGGCCGACTTGCTGGACGTGGACGGCGGTTTTGACTACATCCAGATTCTTTCGGATGGTGCTGTCAGCGGTGCGAGCACCTTTGCCAGTGTGACGTATGTCCTTTACGGGGCACGTTACGGCGGCAACGCAAGTGCCCTGGACGATCCGACCGACTGATTGGAGTAATCGGTTGTTTTTGATCCTCACCAGTGATTGGAACGGTTTGGCCACTGGTCAAACCTTGTTTGAACAGGACTCGGGCCGGGCGAGGCGGATGCTTGACATCGGCGTTGCCCGGCTCCCGAGCCTGGAAGAGATCGAGAAGCACATGGACGAGAGGAAGCAAATCAGCAAGGCGGCGGAGAAGCTGCAAGCAGGTTATCAGGATAAGCAAGTGTCCAAGGCACAACACAACAAACACAAACAAAACAAGCGAAAGCTCTCCAGCGAAAGCAGGTAATAATCATGGCCATCACAGCAACTTCACTGAACCCCTCGACTGAGGGCTTTATCGTCAACGCCACCAGTGCAGATGCCTCGGGAGCGGAAACCATCAAGGCCGCAGGCGGGGCCGGGGTGAACCATTATCTGGAGTGCGTGAGTATCAACTGTGCTTCTGCGGTTACGGTTACGGTGGGCAGCGGCGAAACGGCTTCGGCTGTTGACACGGCGATCGTCGGCCCGGTGACCTTCACCGCCGAGGGTGGCCAGTACGTAATTTATTTTAACCGCCCGGTCAAGGTGGACGCCAACACGGCAATAACCTGCGATGCGTCCGGTTCGGGTGCAGTGCAAATTCTGGTCTATGGGTATACTCAATAATGGCGGTCGTATTTGACATCAACCACGAGGATGGGACTACGGCGGAATGGACGGGTGGGGTGGACGCCGGGATCACCGCCCATTCTGACGCTGCCTTGCAGGGCACGAGCTTTGGTCTCAAGATTACGTTTGCGGGTGCCAACCTTGATGCCGAGGTCCACTTTGCCAGCGGGAACACCAACTGCCGGATGCGGTTTTATTATGATTTTTCCAACATGACCCCGCAGGACGGCGACTCCTGGGATCTGTACCAGTTCCGCAAAACGGCGACCAATAACGGGTATTTGCAGATACGAAAAAGCGGGAGCCAGTGGCAGGTTCAACCTCGCATGCGGACCAACGCAGGAACTTTCCCCACGCCCGGTTACGGCAATATAAACGAGTCGGGCTGGCTGGAAATCGACATGAAGGCGGGGGTCGGTAACGCTCATTATAAGGTGTATGCGGACGGTGATTTCTCCACGCCCATCTCCGAAATAACAGGCGAAACCTGGGACTCGACCGGCTCGGGCGGTACGGCCCGGTGGCCGTTTGACGACATGCGTTTTGGCGGCCCCAGCAGTGTACACGGCAGCACCACCGGCGATATGTATGCAGACGAGTTTGTCTGTAACAATGACGGCTCAAAAATTGGGTCTTACTTGGCCCCCACCGCCAACGCTCTCAATCCTTCAACGAGCGGGTTTGTTGTCAATTACACGGCTGGCAACTCAGAGGACGCCGAAACCCTGGTGGCCGCACCCGGTGCCGGTAAGCATTTAATCCTTGAGTCTTTTGAGGTGATTGGCAACACGGACAGCGGCCAAGTGTGGATCGGCGAAGGGGAGTCGGGCGGCAGTGTGGAGGGTATGCTGGTCGGCCCGGTGTACCTTGCGGGAGCGGGTCGGCCTGTCAACCTGAAGTTTAATCGGCCCATAAAGCTGGGCGAGAATAAATCGTTGACCATTGATTCACTGACGGGAACTTCATGTCAGTGTACGGTTTCGGGATACACAGAGGAATAAGATGGCCATTACCACCCTGGCAGCTGTTAAAGAGTACCTCGGTTTGACCGATACGTCAAAGGACGCCCTGCTGGGCAACCTGATTGTCCGGGTCCAGGACGCTGTTGAGAAGTACTGCAACCGCACGTTTGACGCCACGGCTTATACTGAATGGATGAACGGGTCGGGCGAGGCCGATCTGTACGTCAAGCAGTGGCCCATCACGGCTTTATTGCGGGTAGCGATTGGCCGCAGGGGTGCCGGGAGCCTGACTCATTCCAATTCCAATGCGTACTCCTGCGTGCTGCAAAATAACGGGACCAACTTCACCGCCATCGAGCACCTGAACGATGGCACGACCAATACGGCCACGGTGGCAATATCAGGTTCCACGACCATCTCGTCCCTGATGGGTTCGGTGGTGGGTTCGGTGACCAGCATCACCAACAACACGGACGCCACGCTGGGGGCCATGCCGTCAACTGAACTGGTGGAGTTCTACGGCTTTGAGATGGTCGACTCCAATTACCAGATCGAAGTGTACGACAAGAACATAAACGATTTTAGGGTGGACTTGGACCAAGGTATTCTGTACCGGACCATCGGCTGGCCCCGAGGAACAAATAATGTGTATGTGAGCTACACGGCGGGTTATTCCAGTATCCCCGGCGACCTGGAGCAGCTCGCCATTGATATCATTGCCAACGTGTACCGCTCAACGTCGATTAACACCTCACTCAAGTCCGAGAGTATCGGCGATTACAAGTATGAGGTAGCCGACCAAGGCAACGCTGTTTCTTCGGCGGTGGCCGATAAGTCTTACGACCTGGAACGCTGGCGTAAGGTGGAGTATGTCTGATGCCTTTCGGCCTGAGCAATCACACGGTAAACGTATTACGTGCGAATTATTCCAGGGGTAATTCGGGCGAGTATAACGGGGCATGGGTGATTCACATTGCGGGTTTGGCTTGCAGGTTGCAACGGCGAGCCTCCCGGGAAGAAGTCTACGCCGGGGCTGACAGGTTTATGAGCGATGCGGTTTTATACTGTGACCCGGATACGGATATCCAGGAGAAGGACCGGATTGACGATTCGGGCGACAGATACGAGGTCAAGGGGATCGACCCCGACCATGATAACATGGGTGTATACTGCAAGGTGGAGTTGTTGAAAGTTGGCTAGTAATTTCTCGGGTCGGTCAGAGGTCGTGTGGAAGCCCGGCCAGTTCCTTAATCTTCTCGACAATGAGGTCAGCAAGAACCTTACTCGTGCGGGCCTCCTGGTGGTGAGGGATATCAAGGCCCATTTTGATACCGCGGTTAAGCGGAACCAGGGCCGCAATAGTAAGGGGCAGTTCAAGAAGGCCGGCACAGGGACGGTGCAAGGGCGGTCGGCCCCTGGCGAAATCCCCTATGTCGAGACGGCCAGTTTGAAGCGGTCGGTTACTCGCGAGCGTAGCATGGGCCAAGAGCGGGTCGGTACGAACCTGCCATACGGTCGCTATTTGGAAACCGGGACGATAAACATGGCTGCAAGGCCCTGGTTGCGACCGGCACTGATAAGGAACCGCAGGAAAAT